CACGGTTTTGACATTTACCAAGAGTTGGGAACTGATAGAGTTCTAGTTTATGCTAGATTTGATGATTCTACACAAGATTTTCCAATAGATACACAGTTTGCGCAAATTGGTATTTTGAGGAATCCAACTAAAATTGATAGTGTTAGAATTTTTACCGATAATACATTTACTTCAGCCGACTCACTCAAATTATCAACATATAGTGGACCACTTGAAGTTGGTGATATAATTCAACAAGTAACTGCTAAAGGAACTGCTAAAGGATATGTAATTTCTTTTAATCCAGAAACGCAAGTTATCAAATACACACAAGATAGATCTTTATATTACAATTCAACAACATATGATAATACCGACTATGTTGGTATTACTACCGATGGAAATCAAATTAGTTTTGCTTCTAACGATAATAATATCACTGGTCCAGGTTTTTCTGGGGCACTTGACGTAAACTTTACGGGTTCTACAATAACTGTTGGTAATAAGACAGTTGAATTGGGTGTTGAATTTACAAAAGGCGTTGCTAAATCGGAGATAAATAAACCTAGCGGAGAGATTTTATATCTCGACAACCGTCCTTTGGTGCCACGTAACCCACGCCAAAAAGAAGACGTTAAGATCATCTTGGAATTCTAAACAATGTCTCAGATCAATCTAGATACCAGCCCATACTTTGACGATTTTGATGCTGATAAGGATTATTATAAAGTCCTTTTTAAGCCAGGATTTCCTGTACAGGCACGTGAGTTAACTACTCTACAAACAATCCTACAGAATCAAATTAGTACTTTCGGGGAGCACTTCTTCAAAGAAGGTTCTATGGTAATTCCTGGTGGAATTACATATAATCCACAATATACTGCTGTTATTCTTGATGCTCAGCAAGGTGGCATCGATGTATCTTTATATCTAGATCAGATTATTGGCAAAACAATTCGCGGTGGAGTGACTGGAGTTAAAGCTAAAGTTATTGGTTTCGCTCTCCCCCCAGAAGATGGTATAACAAATCCTACTATTTTTGTTACGTATACTGATAGTGGAACTGACGAAAGTACTGTCTTTTTTACGACAAATGAGTCATTGATTCTGGAGCAGCCAATTGTATATGGCAATACTACCATTACGGCTAATAGTATTTTTGCAACTACAGTGTCTACGGATGCTACTGCAGTTGGCTCTGCTGCAGAGATTATGGATGGTGTATACTTCTTACGTGGAACTTTTGTACAAGTCTCTAAATCATCGGTTATTCTTGAGCCGTATGTAAATACTCCATCATATAGAGTTGGACTTCAAATTACTGAGCAAGTTGTTACTGCTGGGCAAGATCAAACTTTATATGATAATGCTAAGGGATTTAATAATTTTTCTGCGCCAGGTGCGGACAGATTAAAAATTACACTTAAATTAATTAAAAAGCCATTAAATGATTATAACGATTCCAATTTTGTTGAGTTGTTGCGTGTTGATTTTGGTGAGATTAAAAAATTAGAAGAAAATAGTAACTATAATATCATCAAAGAATATCTTGCTAGTAGAACATATGATGAGTCTGGTGACTATGTAACAAATGGATTTCAACTAACTGCTGATGAATCATTAAATGATAATATGGGCAATGGTGGTATCTATACTGCAGAGCAGACTACTGAGGGTGGTAGTAAGCCTTCTGAAGATTTGGCTATATTGAAGGTTTCTCCTGGTAAAGCATATGTTCGTGGTTTTGATATTAAAAATTCAGGAACCGTAAACATTGATGCACCTAAAGCTCGTACAACAGAATCTCAAATAAGTACTGGTGTTCCATTTGAGATGGGAAGTAAGTACTTAGTAAATAATGTTACTAGTACTCCAGTTGTTGGGTTAGATATTGCCGATAATATCATTGAATTGTATGATGGTCGTCTAGACGCTGCTAAAGCCCCTACAGGCAATCTAATTGGACAAGCACGTATATATAGCTATTCGTTGGAAGATGCGCCTTATACGAGTCCTGCTACGCCGTGGAACGTATATCTATACGATCTACAAATCTTTACGACAGCAGAACTTAATAGAAGTATTTCTACCGAAATTTTAGTTGGATATAGGATTCGTGGGTTGAGTTCCGGTTCTTCTGCTTTTGTCCAAAGTATTAATGGAAGTACACTCACTCTAACTGAGGTGTCAGGTGAGTTTGTCAAAAATGAGGAAATTTCAATCAATGGTTCAACTCAAGAGTCATTCTCGATCAGTGAAGTTACTATTAATAAGCAAAATCAAGTTAAGTCTTTGAAGCAGAATACTACTTCTCTAGATCCCAATATTGCTACAGATTTCAGTGCCGATACTAGATTATATGCAAGAGTTGCTAGAAATTTTACACCATCAGATACATTTAGCATTAATACTTCAGGTTTTGTTACTTGTGCTGGTAGATTATTTGATTCATTTAGTGTTGGTGATATTATTGTTTGGCAAGATTCTACCAACAACACATTAGTTTACAACGAAGTACTATTCCTACTCCCTAACGACGTGGGTATGAATGTTGGACCTGTAGCTAATGTTGCTGGCGTAGCGGTAGGCAGTTTACCAACCAGCGATTTGACTGGTATTAATCTGCGCACAACAGAATCACGTGTTCTTAATACTGAAAATTCATCCCTATATGTGGAGATGGAGAAGCAGAATATTGCTAAGGTAAATCTCGATTCTTCACAACTATACTTTACTACTCAGATTACTCAGCAGACTACGGTTGACTCCACTCTAACTCTGAATAGAACATTGACTGGTGTAAATGATGCACTGTTCACCCCATTTGACCAGGAAAGGTATTCTATTGTTTATAGTGATGGTGTAATTGAGAGTATTGGCTCTGAGCAAGTTACTGTGTCTGCAGATAGTACTCTTATTGAGTTTGCTGGAATATCTAGGATTAATGAGAACGGCATTACTGTAAATGTAACCGCAATTAAACCATCAATCAAGTCTAAGACTAAGGTATTGGTTAAAAGTCAAACTATCCTAGTTGATAAAATTAGCCCTGGTCAACCTGAAGATTATGGTCTAACTAAAAATGAGCATTATGGCTTGCGTGTTGATGACCAAGAAATTTCACTCAACGTTGCTGACGTAGAATCTATTAGTGCCGTATATGAGTCATTAGATTCTGGGGAGCCAGTATTAGACTTACTGGGGTTTGTTAATGGTTTATCCCTTGATACGAATACTGTACCCGGTGAATTAATTTTGGGTACAGTAAGTGGAACTGTTGCTAAACTAGTTAGTGTCGCAACACCTTCAAACGTTAGTATCGTTTATTTTGGTCAATCTAGATTTGAAGTTGGAGAGACTGTTGTTTTTTCTGAATCAAATATTAGGACTAATTTACAGATAATTCAGCCAGGTAACTATAATGATATTACATCCAAATATACATTGGATAAAGGACAGAGGGAGCAATTCTATGACTTTTCAAGAATCGTAAGAATTGGCAGTGCTTCTGCTCCAAATAAAAAAGTTCTAATCGTATTCGATCAGTTCAAAGTTCCTGTCGATGATAAGGGTGATTTCTACACTGCAAATTCATATGTGGAGGAAATTTTCAATACAGGCGTACCTATGCTAAGGGGTGGTACTTTACGTGCATCTGATACATTAGATTTCCGCCCACGTGTTGCTCCTTTCACTGCAACTGATGCTTCACCATTTAATTATACATCTAGAGATTTTGCTACATCTGGGTCAACTGTTGTTCTAGTAACTGCTCCAGATGAAAGTATGGTTCTTGGTTATGATTATTTTGTTGGTAGAAAGGATCGTGTAGTTCTAAACACATTGGGTGAGCTAAAGTTGGTTATGGGTGCCCCTGCATTCTTACCACAGCTTCCAGAGACTGCTGAGGCAGCATTAGAATTAGCACGCATTACATATCCAGCTTATGTTTATGATATCAATGATATTGTTATCACCACCTTAGATAATCGTAGATACACAATGCGCGATATTGGTGCATTGGAAAATAGAATTGAGACATTAGAAGAGGTTACTTCACTATCTAGATTAGAATCAGAAACACAGACTTTACAAGTTCTCGATGCTGACGGCAATGATCGATTTAAGAGTGGTTTCTTTGCGGATGACTTTAGAACTACTGATTTTATTGACTTTGATAACCAAGAGACACGTATTGTTGTTGGACCTACGGGGACACTTGAGGCTGGTACTCAGTTTGCTTCAATTCCAATGCAACTTCAGCCACAGGGTGGTATTGATGTTAACGCATTATCAATAGATCAAAATTTCCCATTGATTGACCCTAACGTTAGAAAAACTGGAGATCTAGTTACACTAAACTATAATCAAGTTGAGTGGTTGAATCAGCCATTAGCATCTCGTGTTGAAAATGTAAACCCATTCAACGTTATCCTATATGATGGTGGGATGTCTCTAAATCC